TCCACGGCCAAACCGTGGGTGCGGCGGGTGCCACTTCGGCACCCAAAGAAACCATTATGAATCACGCTCCCGCCAGATCGAGAACCGGGGCTGGCATCAACCGTGTCGGTGCTGTGCTGACCATTGAGGATGTCCACCTGACAATCACCAATGGCACACCACCCAGCACAGAGCAGATCGGACAGACCCAGCGGATCGCCTCGGTGGCGGTAGCGAATTCACATATAACCACATCATAAGGAGGTAAAGCACTATGGCTGGAGTATTCCAGGAATCCGTGCTGACGGCAAAAGGCATCGCCTTGAATGCCAAAGCACAGGCCGGTAAATGCACCATCAAGCTGACCAAAGCGGCGGCTGGCGATGGTTCGTATTCCACCGGCGAGGACATCTCCAAAAGGACCGCCCTCAAGTCCGTAAAGCAGACCTTCCCGCTGACCACGGTCACCGTCCAGAACAAGTCCAACATTTTTGTAAAGTTCGTAATGACGAACAAGCAGGACAGCGGCAATCTGGCGAATGGCTACTATGTCAAGGAAGTCGGACTGTATGCAACAGACCCGGACGAAGGAGAAATCCTCTACGCCATCGCCATCGGCGTGGAAAATCAGTGGGATTATATGCCCGCCTACAATGACCTGCTGCCGTCCACCATCACCGTGGACTTTTTGACAGAGGTCACCAACGCAGAGAGTGTCGTGATCATGGCACCGAATCAAATGTATCTTTATGACGAAACCACAGGAACCAAGTTTGTTCTCGGAGTAGACAACGGTCTCCTGTATTTTGAGGAGGCAGAGTAATGGGAAAGAGCTACATCGCAGACAAGGAAACCTTGGATGCAATCTACAACGTGGTCTGTGCCGTGCCTGTTTGGGGCTTCATCGAGCATAACGCCATTCTGGCCCCCGGCCAGCGTATCGAGTACATCGGACGGAACGCAGACTTCACCCCGCTGACCGTCACCATGGGCGGCGGCTACAGCCTGAACGGTTGGGAGGGTCACCCCTGGCTCAAGGGCAACAAGCCCTACATGGTAAAGTCTGACGGCACCCCGGACTACCGGCTGGATGAATCCGACTACACCAAGCGGGAAGATGGCACCGATTCGGACGTGGCCAGCACCGATTATGACGGCGGGGCCTTCGCCTGGGCACCTAGGATCTACAAGCAGGAGTACATGGCCGGTGATGACCGGGTGGTGCTTTTCCGCATGACTGCGGCTGACGGCTTCGAGCCGGTGGGCTTTGTGGACGGAGATGGCAATGTCCTGGAGGGTGTGTGGATTCCTATGTTCTACGGTTCCATCGTGGATGAGAAGATGCGCTCTCTGTCCGGCATCCAGCCTGACTACTCCAAGACCACTGCCCAGCAGAAAACCGCCATTGATGCCTTCGGAGACCGTGCCCGGTTCTTCGGCGGCTCCATCATGAACACCTTGATCGACCTGGAGATTTTGTTCTGCAAGACCACCAACCTCCAGGCGGCCTACGGCTCCGGCAACTGCAACGGCTATGATTCTAGCCTCACCCCCACCATGGGCGTGAAGCAGAATGCAGTCATCGGAGGCGGTCAGTTCTACGGCACCAGTGATGGCAAAAGCCTGAACAAAATCTTCCACAGCATCGTGCTGGGTAGCTACCAGCAGTACATGAGAGACCCCTATCTGCTCCTGGTCAATGGCCGCTACAAGGTCAGCCCGAACTACGAGTACGATGTCACCGGGGCAACCTACATCGACACGGGCATTTCTCTGCCCAAGGTTCTGAACACGGATGGATCGCAGAAACAGGGATGGTTCTACCCCCACAAGTACCAGACCATTCCCGGTTTCGGACACGTTCCCGTCTATCCGTACAAGGGCAGCTCTTCCACAGGCGGATGCGATGGACTTTACCAGGACGTGGGGATCACGGCGGTGGCCCTTCGTTTTGGCAATTGCAACGACGGCACCAATGCTGGTGGCCGGTGCTTGTATCTGAACAACGCCGCTGGCAACGCCGCCTGGAGCATCGGCTCGGCCTTGCTTCTCTTGCCACCTGTTGGCATGGCGGTGTAACCGCCTTGCGGGGGGTCTGGGGGTGCGCCGTCCGGCGCAACTCCCCCAGGGTGTAGCAATTAGCGGAAACCCAGGATAAGAGGAAAACTGAAAAATTTAATAGGGGAACATGGAGGCGCACTCCGGGCGGTGGCCCTTCGTTTTGGCAATTGCAACAACGGCACCAATGATGGTGGCCGGTGCTTGAATCTGAACAACACCGCTGGCAACGCCAACTGGAACATCGGCTCGGCCTGTTTCTATCAAAAGCAGTAATACCCTAGGCTGAATGCCTCCATGTTTCCTACACCGCTGGTCGTTGAAACACGGCTGACCCGCCATCACTGGTATGGGGAGTGGAAATAAGTCCGATACAGGGCAGACGGTTGAGCGGTCGAACTTGCCGCCTGCAGGCGATAGAAGAAGAAATATCCCATAGGAGTATGAATGAGTAAAAGAGAACCTGGTCACAAAGAGTACAAATATCTGTATCGAAAGATGCTTTCCGAAAACCTGATCCGCACAGCCTACAAGAAGCTCCGCAAAGGCAAAACGAAGCGCAAAGAAATACAGCACATTGACAATCACCTGGACGAAGAAGTCCAGAAAATGAAGGACATGATCCTAAACACCCGGCCTCCCGGCGTGGAGGTTCCAAACCCAGAACTGGCCTACAAGCCATGCGCCAGGACACCCAAAAGGATCTTCGAGCATGGGAAGTGGCGCAAAATCTATATGCCGGAAATCCACGAACAGTGGCTGCACCACATCATCATTCTGGTGCTGGCACCCATCATCCAGGCCACGGCCTACCGCTTTAGCTGTGGCAGCTTTCCCAAGCGGGGCGCTCACTACGGCAAGAGACAGATCGAGCGATGGCTCCGGCAAAATCCAAAGGGAACCCGGAACTTCGCCAAGATGGACATCCGGCACTTCTATGACAACATCCGCCTGGACGTGTTGATGCGAGAACTTTCCATCCGCATAAAGGATGCCTGGTTTCTGTACATCATCTGGCTATGCCTTAAAAATTTCAAAAAGGGCATCCCGCTGGGCTTCTATATCTCCCAATGGCTGGCCAACTACCTTCTGGAGCCGCTGGACAGGCTCATCACCCAGACCCTCGGAATCCAGATGGACATGAGGTATATGGATGACATCACCCTGTTCCACCAGAGCAAGAAGGTATTGCACAAGGCCGTCCGGGAAGTGAAGAAGATGCTCGGCCAGAGGTTCCGGCTGAAACTGAAATCGAACTGGCAGGTCTGTAAGTTCGACTTCACAAAGAAAAATGGCAAGACCATCGGTAGACCGCTGGATTTCATGGGTTTTCTGTTCTTCAGATCTCGCACCGGCATCCGAAAGAGCATCATGCTCAAGGCCACTCGGCTGGCCAGCAGGATGCGCCGTGCAGCCGTAGCCGGGAAGAAATTCTACCACCGGCACATCTCCGCCATGCTGAGCTACATGGGATGGTTCAGCCACTCGGACACCTACGACTGCTACAAAAATTATATCAAGCCTTGCGTAGAAATACGCAAGCTGAAACACATCATCTCAAAAATCCAAAGGAGGAAGAACTACCATGACCGAATGGACAAAAGAGCACTGCTCGGAGCGGCCTGAAGAACTCCAGGTGATCGCCCCCGGCCTGTACATCCAGAGACAGAACATCGTGGAGGTTGAGCATCCGGCTGACGAAACTGCCGGAACGGATGCCTACACCGACTATGAGTGCGACTGCCGGGAGATCACGGTCTCGGAGTACCAGATGCTCCAGGCCATCCAGGAGATCGACAATGGCAAGGCCATTGACGAGTACACCATGCAATTGATCGAGGAAGGAGTGCTTTGATATGAGTATGCTGGTAAACAGCCTGAAACGGCTCTATGATGCGGGACGGCTCACCAAAGAGCAGATCGCAGAGCGGGTGGACAGAGGCACCATCACAGCCGCTGAGTATCAGCAGATCACCGGGGAGGTGTTTGCTGGGTGACGGAGATCATCGTTGCGGTAATTACAGGTCTGATTACGCTTGCCGGTGTCCTTATTGCAAACCAAAAAAATCAAGCGGTGACCGAGACCAAGCTTGATGAGCTGACCCGTGAGGTGCGGGAGCACAACGGCTTTGCGCGGCGGATGCCGGTGGTGGAGGAACAAATCAAGGTGATCAATCACCGGATTAACGATTTAGAGGAGGCGCAAAAGCATGAGTAAGGCATGGGTAAAG